TGCACAATTGGCCCAAGATACGCAACCAAGCTCTCAGCCCGCAATCACCCCAATTCCAGTAATAACTCCTGTATACTAAAAAGTAATACTTGAGTATTAAAAACTTTAGTACTACTTTTTTCAGGTTGACCCGAATTCTCCAATTTGCTATAATAGTGGCATACAAAGCAAAAAGGAGACTGATATGAGTTTGCTTAGAGGCGGCAAGACAGGTGCCGAGCCCGGACTTTTGCAGGACGATTCTAGGGCCCTGTTCCGCTGGTTTGCTTCGCGATTGGACTCTCGCTGGACACTCCGCAGAGTCTTGACAGGATATTGATTTGGTGTTATAATACAAACTGTTCACTAACTAGGAGCTCTCAATGTCCGATCTCACTATTCAACAAGTTAACTCTGCAATCATGTTTGGTAAATTTACCAATACTGAACTCACCAGCATCATCGACGCTGTGAAATATGCCCGGGCTCAACTCACACAGAAAACCAAACGTAGCCTGGTCCCGGGAGACACTGTGAAATTTACCAGCAATCGCAACGGCATGACTTACAGCGGTACCGTGGACAAAGTCAAAATCAAATACATTCTTGTTCGCACCAATAGCGGGTTGTTCAACGTGCCTGCCAACATGCTGGAGGTAGCATGAAGTTTCGACAATGGTGTTACGAAATGTGGAGTGAGCACAAGGACGAGATGGAGAGCTACTGCCAAGGTCTTCCATACACTGCAAAAGAATATTTTGCCAAGTACAAATTCTGGCTCAAGCGTGAATACCGTTACCAACAAGGAGCAAAATAATGGGTCTTGACATGTATGCCTACGTGGCCGCCAAAGCAGGTCAGCAAAATGAATTTTATGAAGGCGCTGAGTTTGATGAAACTACTCGCGAGTTTGTAAACAAAACAACAACCAAGCCGCGTGAAATTGCCTACTGGCGCAAGCATCCTAACCTGCATGGTTGGATGGAGCAACTTGCAGAACAAAAAAATCTAGAGTACGGTAGTTTCAACGGGATCGAACTTGAACTCACCTGGGAAGATCTAGACGAACTTGAACGTACAGTGACGCATGGGCAGTTGCCTTCCACTGGTGGTTTCTTCTTTGGCGAAAACTCTGATGACCGTTATCGAGAGCAAGACCTTCGCTTTATTTGCGAAGCCAAGGCTGAAATCTTTATTGGACTTAAAGTGTTTTATAACTCTAGCTGGTAAGGCTGTAAATATGATTGAATACAATGACAAAAGGTTTAACGGCACAGTGTCAGCTGGTTGGATCCGTGATTTAGAAAGCTCAGACAGTCGAATTCACAAGGAGAAGGTGGTTGAAAAAGCCCTTATGGCTGCTAAACTAGGATCAGCAGATGCGCAGGCTTTCTTGTTTAACTGCTACCAAGCCTATAATCCTTTTTATACTTTTCACATCAAACAAGTGCCCGACGCACTAGGCAACAAAGATTGTTCTAATCCTTGGCCACGTTTCTGGGGGCTATTGGAGAGCCTGCGTACCCGTAGTGTCACTGGCGATGCGGCTCGTATGGCCGTTGAAGAGTGTTCCAAACAGTTCGATGATGAAGAATGGAACACTGTATGCCGCCGGGTGATTATCAAAGATCTACGCTGTGGCATCTCTGAAAAGACACTAAACAAAGTTCTCAAGAACACTGACTGGGCAATCCCTGTGTTCACTTGCCAACTTGCGCAGGACAGCACGGACCAGCCTAAGAAACTGATTGGTATTAAGCGTCTAGAACCCAAACTAGATGGTGTGCGTGTGCTGGCAGTGGTGCAAGGCATGAATGTGAGCTTGTTCAGTCGCAACGGCAAAGAGTTTGCTAACTTCCCGCAGATTGCCAAAGACATTATGTTGCACCGTGCCGCATTTCAGCGAGGTCTTGGATCCGGCGGTCGTTTTGTGTTAGACGGCGAAGTCACTGGCGAGAGTTTCCAAAAGCTCATGAAACAGGCTCATCGCAAAAGTGATGTAGAAACTGGTGGCATGGTCTACAACATCTTTGATATCATCCCCTTAGATGACTTCCAACGTGGGCACTGGAATGCACAGCAATACAAACGATTTGATATCCTGGAACAAGCTCGTGGTCGATTGGACGATAATCCAAGTTCATTACGTATTGTATCTGGCCTTGAAGTTGCGTTGGACGGTGCTGAAGGGCATGACATCATGCGCCGCTATGCTGAAGACTGTGTAGCTGAGGGATTCGAGGGTATCATGATCAAAGCAGTAGATGCTCCGTATGTGTGCAAACGATCAGACTTTTGGATGAAATGGAAACCCGTTATCTCTGTGGATTTGGAGATTGTGGGATTCGAAGAAGGCACCGGTAGGAATGAAAATCGTTTAGGTGCTATAATTTGTGAAGGAGAAGATAATGGACGGCGTATTCGCGTTAATGTTGGCAGCGGCCTTAGTGATAGTGATCGTGATGAGTATTGGACCTCAAGGAATGAGTTACTGGGGCATTTGGTTGAAATCCAAGCTGACGCAGTTACGCAAAACCAAGACGGAACGTACTCACTCCGATTCCCGCGATTCCTGAGGTTCCGTGACTTTGAAGCAGGAGAAAAAGTATGAAAATTGGGCTGAGTTATAGTCGGTGCATCCTTGACATTGTTGAGGAACGTGTAGATATCGAAGATGTTCTAGTGTTGGTCACCCGCACCGACTTTGATCCTACCATCGACGATGAATGGGCTGACATTTGGCAAGGATACTGCCACGGCGGAATGAGTCGTGCTGAATGGGGTAGCTATGACTACAACAGCAAGGAAGATGAAGATAAATTCCGCTCTGTAAGTATTATGCTTTGGGAAGATGGTAAGTTACACCAGCCACGCAAGTTTGGTACTCATCCCCGTCGGCTGCCTTACCACTGGTTAGAGACTGTGGTTCCAGATAAAGATTTAGAAAATTCTCCAGCGGTAAAAGATGCCTGGGACAAGTTTCAAATAGTATCTGGTCTGGCTAGCACAAAATTAAAGGTGCACAATGAGTAAACGAGTTGGACCCATTATTCTAGACGGTGAAACTGCTGATCGCGTCACCTTGCTTACTCTCAAAGAGTATCGCAGTTACCTCAAAAAAGAACTTGCTGACTGGAAGAAGAATCCCCGTACAGATGAAAATCCCAACGGCTATTGGTTGCACCCTGAAGATGTAAGCGGAAACATACAAGTGATCCAGGCTCTGAACTTAGTAATCAAACAATACGAATGAAAAAAATTTACTATGAAAAAGTTGGACGCCGATATGTTCCTGTTGCAGAATATGACAACGAATTTATGGATAGCTTTACAAAAGGCAATCATTTGGTTATGTCTTATCCCGGAGGCACTAGTCGCAGGTTTAATATTGATCCTAACTATGCTGCCATGATTGCCGCCGGGCGTGTGGCCGAAGATGCTATCTGTGAATCTATGCGCAAGGCCAGCGAAATGCGACCACAGAGAACTCCTATCACACCAGGACAAAAGAAAGCCTGGGAGAAGCTGGCCAAAGAGTTTGGTGATGAATTATGCCCGCTGACCTATGGTAGTACCAGAGATCATGCGGAAGCGGCTGTAAAGGCTATGATGCAAGAAGCGGATAAATTAATGAAGCACGAGGGTGTTCGAAAAGCCTACGAGCAATTCCAGCTGATGTGCGAACTTACCAAGGAGAAAGAAAATGGCTGAAGAATCCAAATCCAAGTATTGGACTGTCAAAACTTACTACAAAAAATCTTGCGAACAACACGAACACTATGTTCAACGCAAGGGAGAAGGGCGAATCCTTGTTAAAGACGGTTTTCGATTTTGTGAGTTTCAAGTAGAAACTAGCGACGACAATTTCCCAGATTTTGAATTTGTTACAGTACCGGGCGGTGATGGCAAAAAAGACAGTTTAGATATGTACTGTCTAACTGGTTCAAACATTGAAGGTTCAGAACTTGTTGAAATGCTTGACGGCGGTCCCTGGGGCGATGTTGAGATCAACGGTATTGATGACGAAGATGAAGTTAAACAACTAGAAGAACTCATCAATGAAGAAGGTGCATACACATTAGAAGATAATGGTGATTGGTATTTAGAAGACACTGAAGTGTACATATGGGGACCACTGGAAGTCACAGACGAAGACGGTAACGTTCGTATTGTTATTGCAGACGAAAACGGCAACATGGTTGACTTTGTTGACGAGTGATTAGTTGACAACACCTGCTTTTCTTAGTATAATTACAGTGCATGATCAAAGAGATTGGGTCGTTTAAAGGCCGGACGGGGTGAATCGATAACCTAGGCCTGTCTGGCTCGTGGCACAATAAACATAAATCCCGTAGGTTGCGACAAGGACCTCGGCCTAGCAATAGGCTAAAACCTGGGCTGGTACCCTGGGGGTATGCCGAGAGGATAAATCTAGAAAGGTTAGTAATGACTGTCAACATCGAGGCCGCTGCGTTG